GTGGCGAAAAGGCGGAGTGCAACGCGCCTACGGGCTTAAAAAGATTTCACTAAAAACACACAAAGGAGCACGAATGAAAAAGAAGGAGCCAACAGCCGGCGGGAGCCGGAACGAAATGAACGTCGCGGACATTGCCCACGCACCGTGGAACCCGCGAACCGCAGCCGAGCTGCAGCCGGACCATCCAGCGATGGCCGACCTCGTGGAGTCGGTTCGAGCGCTGGGCGTGGTCCAGCCGATTGCCGTCTGGATCGGAGATCGCGCTGCGGAGATTGCCGGCGATGGGCGGTCGGCGCTGTGCATTGCCGGGAATAGGCGACTCGAGGCTGCCCGCATTGTGGGGTTGGTTTCGATACCCACCCATGTTTTTAACAACCTTACGGAGGAAGAGGCGCGGGCGATAACGAGGGCTGAAAACGAGTGCAGGTTTGGCGTGACGCCGCTTGCAGACGCGAAGCTGATACGCGAAATGGTGGAGCTCGGCAGGAACCAGAGCGAGATCGCCGCGCTGGTGGGCGTAAGCGAGGCTACAATCTGCCGCCGGGCCAAGCTGCTCGACCTCACGCCAAAGAGCCTGGAAGCCGTGGAAGGCCACGAAGTGGACGTGAAGGTGCTCGAACGCCTCGCTGCGCACCCTGCCGAAATACAGGACCGCGTAGCCGGCCAGATAAAGCGCCGCCTCGACTGCGGCGAGCGCATATCCATCCAGACCGCCGAATACATCCTCGGGCAGGAGACCCGGGACATAATGACCGACACATGGTTCTTCGATGGTCCGGGCGGAGCCGTCCGCCATGGGCAGTGCGTCGGATGCCCTAACTGCACCGGCAACATCCGCGAACTCTTCGACCTCGCGCCGTCGCCTATCCAGTGCCCCGGAAGCCGCAAGGGCGCAGCGGACGCGAAGCTTCTCGGCAAGTGCCTCAACAAAAAGTGCTACACCAAGATGGAAGCCGCCGCGCGCGACGAAATCATCGACGCCGCAATCGCCGCCAGCGCCGGCGGCGCTTACGTCGGCCCGCGCGAGAAGGTCAAGTCCACGTGGGACCCGGCCTTCAACTCCCTGCGCGCCCGCAAGCGGTCGCGCGCCAACCCGGTGCCCTGGGTCGAGTGGAGCCAGTACACGCACACCGCCAAGGTGAAATGGGGGCAGCCGCGCGCGAAGATCGAAGCCGCAGAGCGAGCCCGCCGCGCGAAGGAACGCGAGGAGGCAGACGAAAAGCGCAAGGAATGGGTCGCCGCAGAGGACGCCGTCCATGAGTTCTTCCAGAAGCTCTTCGGCCTGCGCGACATCCCCTGCCGGTACATCTTGCCCAACCAGGTGGACTGCGTGCAGCTTGCCAAGACCCTCAAGGCGATGGACGCCGACAGGCTCGTGGGCATCGTCGCGCCGGCGCTCGTAGCCTTCTACAACGCAAGCAGCGGCTCCGGCGTGGCGCTCTGCCGCGTGGCGCTCGGGCTCCGCGCGCTCACCGACATCAAGATCAATCCCGGCAACGCCGCCGCGCTCGAAGCCCTGCTCGCAAAGGGAGGGGTGGAGGAATGAACACGTTCGCCGCAAGACATCCTGTGACCGGCGCGCTCTGCGCCTGGTACAAGCTCGAGGAAATCTGCAGCAAGGTCGCGGAACAGGTCGCGGCGAAGCTTCTCGAGACCCTTCCCGCCGCTCTGTTCTCCCAGTGCCAGAACCGCATGCGCGCCATCGCCATGGAAGTCATCGACCAGGCAACCAGCCCAGCGCAAGGAGGCGAGGAATGAGCGACATCAAACTGAAGCCTTGTCCGTTCTGCGGCGGGAAAGCGGAGGTTTTTGTGGCTAATTATTCAAAGCGCGTCACTGTATGGTGCGCCAACCCAGATTGCGGAGTAAAGCCGTTCACGGTGTACACAACGGAATTGGCAGAATCAATCAAAGCATGGAACAGGAGGGCGCAATGATGGACTATTCCCACATCGGCGCGGTCTGTCGTGACTGCGCGAAGAGAGCGGGATTTACGCCGAAGGACAAAGCGGTAGGAGTTTGGGTTGGCGAGTGCGAGATTTGCCGACAGAAGAAGCCGTGTACGCATCTGTGGCACGACTGGAACCCGCCAAAAAAGAAAGGAGGTGCGAAATGAGCAACGAAACGATAGCGGACATTGCGGCGGAGATAAGAGATATACCTGGCGATATGTACGATGGTACAATCTCGATGTTTGAGGATGAGTTTCATTCTTACGCCGACCGCATAGAGGCGGCGGCGAAACGGGAGGAGTGCGAGCTTCTTGCGCAGATAGCCGGGCTTCGTCAAAAGATTGATGACGGCAAATTCTTCACGCCTAAAGCGGCGCGTGATGCGATAGCGGGCGAAAGGCCGCTTGACGAAATGCTGAAAGCACCACCTCCAACAGGCAACGCGGCGGCGATGCGAGAAATTGTCAGCCGACGCTCGATAAAAATCCCCATCGAGATAATGCCGACAGGCAACGCGGCGGCGATGCGCAAGGCACTTGAGAGGTGCGTTGACTTGATTTTGAGATTTGGCAATGCCGAACTCATTGAAACGCCTTTGGATGTCATCATAGACATTGAGATGATCCTTAAAGACGCTCTCCGCGCCGCTCCGCGCAACTGCGACGAAATGCCGGACATAGACAAACTAACCATGAACGACCTCGCAAAGAGTCCGTGCAAATCAACGCTGGAGTGCGCTTCGCGCGAGGAGTTGCTTGCGCTGGTGCGTTGGCTCCTCGCCACGGCGGCGGAGCGGAAAGGAGAAAGCGATGGAAAGTAATGTGCAAAAGATGCGCGAGGCGCTCGAGCCGAGCAAGTACGCCGCGAAGATTGCGGCGCGCCGGGCGCAGGCGCAAGCCGCGCTCACGGTCATCGGGCAGATCGAGGCAGGGCGCAGCGTCCAGCCGAAGACGAAGCTGCCGAAGCCCCTGCCGAAGCCCACGGAGCCGCGCGGGCTCGTGGCCTACCTGGGCGACGCACCGGCAAGGTGCGCGCAGCTCTGCCGCGAGGCGGAGTCCGCGCTGCGCGCCGCGCTCGAAGCGGCGATGGAGATGCAGTGCATCGCAAAGCGCGGGCGGCAGATGGGCGAGGTCATCTCCCTCATCGGCATCATCGGCGCGCTGCCTGCCAAGGCCGCCTACGCCGCGTCCCGCGCAGAGGGCGTCCCCACGCTCAAGGCGGAGGGCAAGTAATGGACTTCAAGGCGATCCCGAGCCGGCGTTCAAATCGCAATATCGGAAGCACTACAGACGCGGAGGTGAAGTACAAGCCGGGGCGTTGCGTGCGACACGGGCTGTCACGCCCATCTGGTACACGTGCACCAGTAGGACGCAAAGTTCTAACCTTGCGAGGCGGCGGGCTTAGGAACGCCGCCGGGTGCGCGTGGGCGTGTCTGAGAGGCGGGCGAGCGACGTCCGCTGCCCACAAAGACGAAACGCGGAGAACGGGGAACCCTCGGCCGCCCGCCGCGCATATGCATCCACCCCTCGTGGCTGGGGGGGGGTCATCGCACCCCGGCCTTTTCAGCTTGCAGGCCGCAATCCATCCCGGCGAACCCGGCGTGGTGGACGATGCGGCGAGGTGTGCGGCCAGGCGGTATATATTGTCAGTCCCGCTGTCATTTGGCACCTCGCCCAGGGCAATCCACCCACAGGCGCGAACGCAGGCGCGCCCGCGCGGAAATGCGAGGCGGATACGCTGCCGTCCACGCGCCGCGCGTCACTTCTTCAACACGAAAGGACAATGAAATGCGAGTGATAGAACCACAGGAACAGCGCCAGCGCGGTTGCCACTTGTGCGCCGACCGGCTGAAGCTTGCGAAGGTGCCGCGCCCGGACGGCGCAAAGAAGTACAAGCACCTGCTCGCGTGCGCGCATGACGCCTGCCCCTACCACCAGCTCGACAATATCGAGTTCTACCTGCGCGACTACGACGCACCGATGGCCCGGAACCTGCGCAGCATCATGTCCGACATCGCAGACCGGAGGATGCTGCCGCGATGACGAAGGCGCAGAGACTTGAAGCCTTCCGCAAGGCGCAGGCCGAAGCGGACGCCGCCGGAGAGGCCGCCATTCGCGGCTACTTCTCCGGCACGTCCTGGGACCGCGCCGGCGAGCTCGCTCTCAAGCCCCGCACCGCCGCCACCGCCACCGAGCGCTCGCACGCCTTCCGCGCACGCGGGCGCGAGCTCGGCGAAATCCCGAACATCGCAGACCCGCTTCGCGCGCTCACTGCGCACAACTCCCTGCTGTCGTTCGGGCTTACCTACTTTCTCGGCCCGGACAAGATGCTCAAGCGCCCGCCGTCGCCGCGCATGCGGTCGTTCGTGGACGCGCTCGAGCTCACCGTCCTCACCGGCGGCAACCGCCACGTGCGCTGGCCTCGCGGCAAGGGCAAGTCCACGTGGCTCAAGATCGCCGCCATCTGGGCGCTCGTTCACGGCTTCCGCCGCTTCGTCGTAATCATCGCCGCCACCAGACCGATGGCCGATGAAATGGTCGCGGAGATATGGAAGTGGTGCACCGAGGACCCGCTCTTCGCCGCCGACTACCCCATGTTCGCCGTCCCGCTCCATGACGTCGCGCTCACGCCGCAGCGCTGCCGGGTCCAGACCTACAAGGGCGTGAAGACGCACATCGTGGAGAACGCCCGATACAGCTACAAGCGCTTCGCCACCCTCGCCGGCTACCCGCAGACCGGCGGCATCATCGCCGCGCGCGGCGCAGACCAGGCGATACGCGGGCTCAACATCGACTCGCGCCGCCCGGACTTCGTGTTCCTGGACGACCCGCAGACCGACGAAGACGCCCGCTCAACGCAACCCGGCGGGCGCGTGGACAAGATCGAGCAGCGCATCCAGGGCGCGCTGCAAGGCCTCGGCGACACGAACACCACCCTCGCCGCCGTGATGGCCTCCACGCCCATCGAGCCGGATGACATCTCGGAGCGCTACGCCTCGGACCGCCACGGCGAATGGCTCACCACCACCGAGCGCCTCGTGACGAAGTTCGGCCCGCCGGACCTCATCACCGAATATCTCAAGAGGCTCGCGCAGGACAATGCCGCGCATGACGTCCTTCTCGCCGCCTCGCGCGCCTGGTACAACGAACACCGCGCAGAGATCGAGAAGGGCTCGGAGGTTATGGACGCGAGCGACTTCGACCCGGCGCTCGAAGTGTCCGCCTACCAGCACGCGCTCAACAGACTGCACGTGATGAAAGCGCGCAGCTTCTACGCAGAGTGCCAGATGACGCCCACCAGCGCGCAGGGCGTGTACCGGCTGGACGCCACGAAGGTGGCCGCGCAGGTGAACGGCTACCCCTTCGGCACCATCCCGCCGCAGTGCGAGCAAGGCGTCCTCGCCTACTGCGACGTGAACGACGAAGAAGGCCTGCGCTGGGAGATCGCAGCGTTCGGCAAAGGGCGCGTGGTCGCCATCCTCGCCTATGGTCGCTATCCGAACGACGGACCGCTCGCGCCGTCCGGCACGCCTCTCGCCGCCAAGCCCCGCTACCTCGCCGCCGCCATGCACACCGTGGTGAGTTCGATCAAGGCGGCGAACTTCGGCGTGCGCGGCATCTGCTTCGACGGCGGCTGGCTCACCGACACCGTGGCGGCGGTCTGCCGGGAGCTCGACGGCAAGGACGGCGTGGCCGTCGGCTGGTCGAAGGGCTTCAACTCGCAGGGCTTCTCGCGCTGGCACCATGAGAAGGCCTCGTCCACGCCGGGGCTGAAAGCCGCCGAGGAGTGCCACCTCTGGGCGACATCCAACGGCACGTACCTCGCAATCAACGCCGACTACTGGAAGGAGGTATCGCAGACCTCGTTCCTCGCCCCTCCCCTTTCCGAGGGCTCCAGCTCCTTCTACGGCGACGATACCGCCTTCCACTTCGACTTCGCCGCCGAGGTCGCGGCGGAGGAGCTGCAGTCGAAGGTGGCCGACCGCCGCTACGGCTCGATCTACAAGTGGGCGAAGCGCGGCTTCAACCACTTCGGGGACTGCCATGCCGGCGTTCTCGCTTACGGTGCAATTCGCGGAAACTTCGACACCCTCGCCCGGATCACGGCGAGCGACGTGGAGATGGCCGCACGGCTGCGGAGAAAGGTGCGATATGTCGTTGAATAGAAAGCGCAAGAAATCAAAGCCGCAGAAGGTCCAGCACCTTCCGCCCGAGCCTGCAACGGTCTGCGCGAATTGCGGGCGCACCGTCCACTTCAAGGTGCAGCAGACCCGCCCGGTGGCCGTGGATCCACGCCGCTGCTACGGATACCTCACCTGCCCCTTCTGCGGCCAGCGCGCCACCCAGCTGCGGTGGCGCAGGCGGTTTTAGTTATTGCCGACAGTAAAAAGCCCCTTTCAGAGAGGTATTGACAATCGCCGCCTATAATACAATACGCGGCGATGACAAGATCAGAGGCCATCGCCCGAAAGGCAGACCTGGAAGCGAAGCGCACGGCGCTCGTTGACCAGCTATTAGAGGCAGACTCACAGTCCGCCTCACTCTCCGCTGGTGGCGGCAGCAAGAGCTTCACGAACCGCTCGGTGGCCGACATCAAGGCCAAGATTGCGTTCTGTGATGCGGAGATAGCCAAGCTCGACTACCGGCTCGGCCTCGGTCCAGACCCGGCGAGGCCGCTCACAGTGGAGGTTCGCTTCTCATGAAACTCTCCCTCTCTTCCCTTTTCGGGCGCAAGTCCCGCGCGCGGCGCTCCACCTTCTTCGCGTCTGCCGGCTACGAGGCCGTCCAGTCCCCCTATGATGAAATGCGCCGCCGCGCCGTGGTCGAGACCACCGGCGAGGACGGGCAGCTCCCGGCGAACCGCCGCTTGAAGCTGGTGAACCTGCAGCGGGACATGATGCGCAACAGCCCCATGCGCGCCGCGCAGGACCGCCAGCTGCGCGTGAACATTGTCGGCAGCGTGGGCGGCAAGATGTACGCAGGGTTCCCTGCGGAGTTCAAGGCCGCCGCCGACGAAGTGATGGCCTATTTCAACAAGGTGTGGTTCCCGCGCGCGGAGTTCACCTTCCGCGACAGCTTCAACCAGGTGCTGAAAACCATCGTCACCTCCCTCGACGTGGGTGGCGACATGGTGCTCGTGTTCGATGACGGCATCCTCACCGGCGGTCGCGGCACGGGCCGCATCCGCGCGTTCGAGGCTGACGAAATCGCAGACGTGCGCCGCCTCGAGGATTTCTTCCCCGCCGGCTACACCCAGCGGCAGGGCTTCGTGTACAACCGCCTGGGAATGTTTTGCGGTGCATTCGTCTCCACCAGCCAGCGTGGCTGCGAGACCTTCGACCCCACGAAGGGCATCATCCGCCTCGAGCTCGACCCCTTCTCCGACGATACGCCGAACTGGATAATGCTCGGCTCCCGCACGCGCTTCAACCAGGGGCGCGGCGTCTCGCCTCTCACCGGCGCGCTTACCACCATGATCGACCAGCACGAAACCTCCGCAAACGAGGCGCTCGCGTCGAAGTGGAACAGCCAGCTCGTGGGACAGGTGCTCCACGATGCAGGGACCGGCGGCGGCGCCGGCAATCTCCCTGGTGCGTTCGATGACGAAACCGGCGGCGGCGGCGGCGCAGACGTGAAGAAGGTGGTGCTCGACCGGCTGAAGGCCATCGGCATCCGCTACCAGGATATGCCCGAAGGGCTCAAGATGGAGCTTTTCGACACCAAGCGCCCGAACCAGAACCTCGCGGAGTATCTCGATTTCCTCTCCGGCCTCGTGGGCGGCTCGCGCGGTCTCACCCGCGTGTTCGCCACGATGAAGGCGCAGACATCCTATACCGCGTTCCGTGGCGAACAGGTGATGGCGGAACAGACCTTCAAGGACGACCGCAAGACGCTCGAGCGGACCGTCTGCGACTGGGCCGTGAAGTGCGTGGTGAAGCGCGCCCTTGCGATGGGGCAGCTCCGTGCGCCGCTTCCGCCCGCGTGGGAGACGATGATCGCCTGGCAGTGGCCGCACATGATAGAGGTGTCCGAGAAGGACGCCGCCGAAGCCCTCAACCGCCGCCTCAAGAACGGCACCACCTCCCTCAAGCGCGAGGTCGGGCCGGGCGAGCGCGAGCGCATCATCGCAGAGATGGCGGAGGAAAAAGCACTCTTCGAGGCCGCAGGCCTCATCTACCCGGCAGCCGAGAGCGTGTCGGGAGCCGTCGCCGAAGGTGGCGACGGCGCAAGCGACACACAGCAAACAGAGGACAATGAGTAATGAATACGTTCAACCTATTCGGCGAGATTGTCGCCAACGATAGCGAGCGCTGGTTCGAGAGCGACATCGTTCCCGCCATGGTGGTGGGGTGGCTCAACAAGCAGGAGGGCGACGTGGAGATCAACATCAACTCGCCCGGCGGTGACGTCACGGCGGGCCTCGCCATTGCGAACGCCATCAAGGGCTACGACAAGGGCAAGGTCACGGCGAACGTGCTCGGCCTCGCGGCTTCGATGGCGTCGGTAATCGCCTGCGCGTGCGACGAACTGAAGATGGGCAAGGGCGCGTTCCTCATGATCCACAATCCGTGGACCGCCACCATGGGCAACGCCGATGACCTCCGGCACGATGCGGAGGTGCTCGACAAGATGCGCGACTCCATCCTCGCCTTCTACCAGACGAAGACCACCGCTGACGCCGATGCGCTGAAAGCGCTGATGGACGCGGAAAGCTGGCTCACGCTCGATGACCTCACGGCGAACGGCTTCACCGCCTCCGCCATCGAGGATGGCGAGCTGAAGGCCGCCGCGTGCGTCACGCGCCGCGCCTTCGCAAGCGCGCCGGAAGCCGCGCACCGCTTCTACAGCACCATCCCTTCCGACTGGGGCAAGCGCTTCTCCGGCTTGCAGGCGGCGAAGGACAAGGAGATCGCCGGCCTCAAGTCCGCGAACGAAGCCCTCGCGCAGCAGGCGCAGTCCGCCGCCGAGCGCGCAGAGAAGGCCATGCTCGAAGCCGTGGACTACGGCGAAGTGGTGAAAGCGCGTGACGCGCTCACCGCCGAGCGTGACCAGCTCAAGGCACAGATCGAAGACCAGGCGAAGATGCACGGCGAAGCCGTGGCGGAGTTCTCCGCCAGAATTGAAGCTCTTACCAACGACCTCACCGAAAAGGTGGCGGCCCTTAACTCCGCGAAGGCGGAGTTCGAGCAGCTGACCGCCAAGTACGGCGAAACCGAAAAGGCCCTTGCGGAAGCGCAAGCATCCTTGGAGGCTGAAACGAAACGCTACCGCGAGCAGGTCGGCCTCGCCATGCAACCGCCGGAGGAGTCCCCGGAGACGAAGTACCAGAAGGCACTCGCCGCCGCACGCTCGCCGGAGGAACGCGACCAGGTGCGCAAGGCGCACTACGGTCACATCTAAAACCACTCAACCAAAAGGAAAAAAGAAAATGGCAAACGCTGCCTCTCTCACCTCTCCCGGCCTCGCCTTCGCGGGCGACAAGGCCATCCTCGCCGCGCGCAAGAGCCTCGAGTTCGTCTCGCTCTTCGCCACCGACTTCTCCGCTGAAGCGGTGCAGCCGGGCACCTCGCTCATGATCCCCGTCTTCGGTGGTGCCGCCGCCACGTTCGCGCCCGGCTCCGCTGCTGGGTACAATGACTCCGAGGGGACCGTCAAGTGGGCGGCCGTCACGTTCAGCACGCACAAGAAGTGCACGTTCGGCTTCACGGACAAGGACGCGCTCCTGGTCGAGACCAACCCGCTCTGGGCCCGCTGCGGCAAGGCCGCCGGCGACGCCGTGGGCGCGGCGCTCGTGACGTCCGTCACCGGCCTGCTCACCTACTCCGCCCGCGAGGCGGCTGTCTCGAGCTGGTCGCTCGGCTCGACGGATGCTTCCGCTCGTGCGGCGATGGCCGGTCTGCGCGCTTCCTGCGCCACGAACGGCTACGACCCCGCGAAGTGCGTGGTAATCCTCGCCCCCGCTGACTATGCGACGGTCATCGCAGCACTTCCGGCCAACGTGATCGGCGACGGCTCGGCGGTCATCACCGGCATCGCCCCTGGCCTCTTCGGCTTCAAGGCGGTCGTCGAGGGCAACACGATCTCCACCGACTCCGCTGCGAGCACGGCCAAGGGCCACGGCTTCATCGTGCCCGAGGACGCCATCGCCGTCGGCTCCCGCATCATCAAGCCGCAGGACGGCGTATGCGAGGAGTGGGGCACCACCACGGACGAGATCACGGGTCTCACGCTCGGCCACCGCATCACGGTGGACCAGAACCGTGGCGAGCGCTTCTACACGGTCGAGGCTCTCCTCGGCGCTGCGCTGACGAAGCAGTCGAGCAACGGCGCGCCGGGCTTCCTCCAGCTGGTCGCTGCGTAATTCCCCACCAACCCCCCGCCCTGCCGGCGGCAATCCTTTCCCGCCGGCAGGGCATTTCCGAAAAACATATGCCCGTCATCTTCTCCAAGTCTGTCTTCAGCCCTTTCTTCGACCGTCGCATCTCGGTCGAAGGCTCTCGGCTGTTCACTCCTGGACAGACCCGGAAGGTGGCGGGCGCCTATTGCGCCTGCATCTTCGACAATGGCTTCGCGGATCCGTTCGCGAACGCCGACAGCGAGAGCGCGGTGCGCACCTATTCGATTTCGGTCCTTGCCGGCGACTGGCTCGACCACGAGCCGCCGCAGGTGGGCGACCGCGTGACCTGCGGCGACATCAAGCTCGCCGTCTCCCGCGTGGACAGCATACTCGGCGACACGTGGGAGCTCACCGCCCGGGAGGTGTCGTAATGGTGCAGCCCTCCTGCACGGTTGCATACAGGGGCCAGCCCCTCGATGTGCTGCAGCGGCTCATAGACCGCCGCCGCCGCTACTGCTGGGAGAGCGCGAAGGACAGCGTGATCGGCACAGCCATCACGGCCCTCGTCTCCATCCGCGCCATGACCACGGACGCCCGCAAGCGCAGGAACCTCAATGGCGCTTTCGACGTGGTGGACACGGGCTTCTATGGCGGCTACTCCAACACGCTGAAAGCGCGCTGCGTGCGCAACGGCATCTCGAAGTATTCCCCGAAGGTGCAGATGGACGCGCCCGTGGTGTTCCCTCACAGGACCGCCGGCGCGCGGCAGTACCTCCAGCACATCTACAAGGTGACGACCACCCGCACGCTCCGAGGCAAGCCCATCGGCGTCTATTACCTCTGCGCCTACTCCGTGGCGGAGGCCCGCGCCTACGAGGAAAAGAAGATAAGGAAGAACATCGCCCGCACCGGCGGCCTGGCGCTCAACGCGCTCTCCGCCGCCATGCGCCGGTGCTCGAGCCGCAACCCGCCCGCGCCCACAGGCAGCCGCGTGGCGCGCACGCTCGGCGACAAGTGCGCCGTGGTGCGCGAGGTCTATAACGACAGCCGCTTCACGGTGGACGTGATAGACACGCTCAACTACGCACTGTCGGCGGTCAAGGGCGGGCAGGCTGGCGTGGACCTCGCGCTCAAGAAGGCCGCGAACAAGATCAGCGGCATGATACGGCATCACTGGCACACACCGCTGCACCATGACGTGGGAACGCCGTTCCCCGAGATTGTGAGGAACCGCTAATGCTACCAGAGCGAGAATTAGAGGAAAAGCTCAAGGCCTGCTTCGCCGCCACGTTCACCGGCGACATCGTGCCCCGCATCGTCGGAGCCTGGGACGTCGCGGACGATGGAGACGTGAAAGGCAGGGGCGACGCCTCCGCCGCCGTCTTCGCCGTCACCGTGGGCCTGCGCGCCTACGACAGCTTCTGCTCCCCGCAGTGCGACCTTCCCTGCGCGGCGGTCCTTACCGTCCGCCGCGAGGCGTGCCCGACCGGCGCGGAGCTCGCCGAACTGATAGAGCCGCTCATGGCTCTCGTCCACGTCTGGAACGAAGACAACGACAGCGTGTACGAAGACCTCGCCACCTCCTCGTTCTTCCCCGGCGGCTTCCGCCTCACCGGCGGCAACCTCGAAAAGTCCGAGGAGAGCTGGACGGTATCCATCGACTTCACCCTCCGGGGCGTGATAAACACCCTGGCGACAGAAACAACAACAGAGGAGACATAATACAATGTCATTCAAAACCAAGATAGACTTCTGCGGGCTTGCCGACGGCACGTCCGTCATCTTGAAGTCCCACGACGAGGGGCGCGCCGTCTCCGTCGTCACCTGCGAGAACGACGAAGGCGACACCATCGACGCCACCGTGTTCGGCCACGTGATGGATCCGTCCAACGAGTACGCGCTCAAGGCCGACCTCACGAACTTCGACATCGTGCTCGGCAGCGTGAAGAGCGTGACGCTCGGCAGCGCCACCAAGTACTTCATGCTCAAGAGCGTGTCCATCGGCACGTCCAACTCCGGCGAGGTCTCGATCTCCGCCACTGCGGAGGAGGTGGCCTCGGCGACAGCCGCCCGCACCTACACGGTGACCATCGCCTCGCTCAAGAAGCGCAACAAGGCGCAGATACTCAACTCGCTCTTCTCGCTTTCCGGCACCGGCGCGCACCTGCAGAGCGCAAGCTACACCTTCTCGGTGGAAAGCACCATCACGACGGTGGACGGCGAGCGCGTGACGTGGGACTGCTACGGCGGCAAGGTCGTGGTGGCGGTGGAGGCCAAGCAGGCCGGGACCGCCGCGCCCACCGTCACCGCAGGCTCCGCCACCGGCACGGTGACCGTACTTTCCGGCGACGCCACCGAGAGCCGCCCCGACAGCGACTACGCATCGGTGAGCGCGGAGGTGACGCAGTACATCACCGCCGACTCGGAGTAAGGCATGGTCTCGAAGAGCGCACAGGCCGACATCGAGGAGATGTGGGAGGCGGGCCTCAAGCCCACCTTCGCGGACATCATACGCCTCAATGCCCTGGCGCTCGAGGTGGAGCGCACGCGCGCCGGCTTCTCGCTCTCCGAGCTGCCGCGCGTGGCGTTCCTCGGCAACGTGGCCTTCCGCGAGCCGACCATCGGCTCGGAGATCTGGCTTGCCGCCGCGTCCCGGCTTTTCGCCGCCGACGAGGCGGAGACCTTCGCGCTCCTGCGCGCCTTCTCGCTCTCACGCCCGCAGGCGGAGCTTCCCGACCCTGCGGACGAAGCGGCGGTGCTTGCCGCCATCCAGGGCTTCAAGGACTCGCTGGCGTTCGCCACGCTCCCGCAGGTGATGGCCGCTACCGGCTACGCCGTCCACGGCTTCCTGCCGGACGCGGGCGAAGCCCCGGCGCAGCGCAAGGACGTCCAGCCCCCCACGCTCGACGAATGCTACGAGGTGGGGCTCCTGCGCCACGGCATGCTCTACCGCATCGGCTCCGCCGCCGAGCTCCGCGACCTGCCGCCGCGCGCGCTCCGTGAAATGGTGCTCCGCGCCATGTCGCGCGACCACGGCGCGAACGTCCGCAAGGACGCGGCGTCGGAGGCCGAAGACAACTATCTGCGAACGCTCGATGAAATAACTGCACGTCTGCGAGGGGATAACAATGGCTGAAGAACGCATCCACCTATCATTTTCCGGCGACTACACCGCCGGGGACGCCTTCGCAGAGGGCAACAAGGACATCAAGTCGTACCAGCAGGCCCACGCGGACATGGTGAACTCCGCGAGGCGTGGCCTTACGCAGATCGCCGGCAGCTTCAACGGCGAGGTGGGCGGCGCAATCCGCAACGCCACTGGCCTGCTCGGGCAGCTTGCCGCCGGCGGCATCTGGGGCGGCATTGCGGCTGGCGTCACGATGATGGTGGGCCACTTCAAGAAGCTGAAAGAGGCGGCGGAAGAGACGAAGAAGCACCTGGAGGACATGCGCAACGGATACCGCAGGCTACTCCAGGAGCAGGCCGCCGCCATGGAGGCCATGCAGCAGGATGAGCTGGACGGGCTGGCGGAGAAGGCGCTCGGGGCGGTGGACGCGGTGGACAGGCTCGCGCAGTCGTTCAAGGGCCTCGCCGCCGCCGAGGATGCGTCCGTGGGCGCGCAGGGCCAGCTGCAGATTGCGCAGATCAACGAGGAGTTCTCGAAGCGGATGGAGGAGGCCTGCGACGAACTGAAGCCCCTCGTGGCCGCCGAAAAGGCTCTCGCCATCGCGGAACAGCAGCAGAAGGCCTCGCGCGAACAGCAGACCCGCGCCATCGACCGCGAGAAGGTCGCGCTTGCGGAGATCGAGCAGAAGATAGCCTTGCAGAAGAAGGCCATCGAGGCGCAGACCGCCGCCGGTGGCGATACCGCCGCAGCGTATGACAAGCTGTCGAAGCTGCAGACGGAACTCTCCGCGCAGACCCTCCGGCTCAAGGCCGCGCAGACTGCGGCGGAGACGGCGGAGCTCCAGCACAGCACGGCGGTCCGCGACGCATCGGCGGCCGTGAAGCGCGCGCAGGCGGCGTGGGACAAGGCGGTGGACGCAAACGAGCGCGCGAACGAGAAGGTGGAGGAGCAAGCCTACATCAACGCGCAGAACGCGAAGATCACCCGAGTGTGCATGAAAAACCAGGTGGAGGCGAACGCCTACATCAAGCTCTTCGCCGACAGCATGGCCAAGGGCATGACCGAGACCGAGGCCTACGCGGAGCTCCAGAAGAAACTGAACGAAGACCTCAAGAAGCGCTCCGAGGCGGAGGAGAAGGCGGCGAAGGACGCAGAGGAGAAGAAGAAGGAGGAGCAGCGGGCGTTCGCGCAGTCGGTCCTTCACATCGACCCGAACGAGGTCAAGGAGGGCGTGCAGGACTGGGACGGCCAGACCACGTGGTCGAAGATGCGCGACAAGCTCTCGGAGGATGTAAAGAACGAGCACTCCGAGCAGAAGCGCATGCGCGCCGAGATGCAGCCGTTCATGCAGCTCTTGAAGGGCAACCTGCCGAAGGCCTTCGCGGAGGAGTATGGCCGCATGCTGATGACGAACTACTCGAAAGACCAGCTGCGCGGAATGTACGAGAAGGCGATGGCGTCGCAGCTTCTCTCCCTCTCGGAGCAGAGGGCGCAGAAGCGCACGTTCGAGTCCATGCTCGAGTGTATGGAGAAGGCGGGTCTGAAATAAAGGGAGCCACACATGTCACTGAACCTATACGGAAAGACGAACTACGAGGTGGAGGTGCCCCTCTCCGTGATGTACGCGCGCGAGGCGGCGGTGCAGGCGGACATTTGGCAGCCCACCCGCGAGACGCAGTGGCGCTACACGCGCCGCGCCCGCAAGACGTACAGCTTCAAGGGGATGACCGAGGCCGCCGTGAAAGCGTGCCTCGAGGCGAAGCGCCAGCAGTACAACCGGCGCTTCATGTACTGGACGATCCATGACCAGCACTCCAACCCCTACTACCACAACGCCGACGAATACTCCGCCGCCGGATACTCCGGGCGCGTGAAGGCTCCGTACTACGACCTGGTGGCGCAGTTCGACGTGACTCGCACCTCCGACGCCCGCGTGTTCAACATCCGCATCACGGTGGACGAGACCATCGCCCTCTACTCCGTCCGAGACTACGACCCGAACGACCCCACCAAGCTGGCCGACATCGAGGGGCTGTTCATGGACCAGACGGTGACCCTGCTCCCGCAGCGCTTCGCGGACGATACCACGGGCGGCCCGCGCTACAACTCCTACCTGCGCGAGTACACCTACGACGAAGGACTCGCAACGGACACAATCGTGACATGATACCGAGCCTCCCATCTCCCGTTCCCATCTTGCGCGAAGGCCTCGCCCTCGGCGCGAGAGTCCATTCCGGCTTCGCCCGGACGTGGAACTGGCTCATCGACATCTTCAAGCATGCCGACAGGTACATCGTCACCGACGTGAACGGGCGCACCGGCGGCGTGTCCATCGTCGCCGGATCCGGCATCGACGTGGTGGCGAGCGGCAACACGATCACCATCGGCCTCGGAAGCGGCGTGTCTTCGGACACGGACAACCCCGGCGACGATGACCGCAATGGCGGCGGAGCGGTGGACAACCCCGGCGTGTGGGAGAACGCGGAACCGAGCGAGACCTCCGGCGGCAGCGCTGGCGGCGGCGGGATGTTCGCCTGGGACAACGGCACCATGGGCCCCGGCGGCGCAATGGTCGGGCGCACATGGGTGACCGCCACCGGCACCGGCAGCGGCAAGGGCGACGCGCTCTACTCCCTCGCCGTGACCATCGGGGCTTCGCCTTCTGCGGCGGTGGTGACCACCGCGACCCTCGGGCAGGCACCGAGCGGCAACACCTCGTACATACCGATCTATGAAATCTCGGGCGGCGAAATCGTCGCCGATTACCGTGGCGCGTTTGTCGTGCCGTGTTGGGAGCTGTGACATGATAAACACGGCGGCGCAATACGAAATGGTGGACATGACAGGTCTCTCCGGCTACATCACCGGGGACGTCCTGCCCGTCCGCGCCGTTGCCGCCGATGGCAGCGAGGCCGCCATGCGCTACGAGGACCTGCTGTTCCTGCAGGAGGCGTTCCTCGAGCGCGCCGCCTCGTGCGACTCCACCATCGCCGTCGCAAGCCCGCGCGAGCGAATGCTCGACGACTACGAGTTCTATCCGGCGGTCTCGAGCTCGGGCGTGCCCGTACTCGCCCAGACCGGGCGCGGCCCGGTGTTCGTGGACGCATCGAAGTCTAACTCCTTCAACTTCGTGACCACGACCGCCTCGACGATCCACGCGGCGCTCTACGCGCTCGGCTACGGCTTCACGAACGACGCACAGCCCACAATCTCCGGCTACGCGCTCGGCATCGATGACGTGCGCACCGCGTTCTACCGCACGAAGAAGTTCACGCGCACCTTGCGCCGCGTGCCGCTCGGCGACCTCTTCACGGCCACCCGCAACGCATCGAACGTATATTCCGACGGGACGAAGGTGGACACGGATCCGTCCACCGGCGACTGGGACGGCGAAATATACAACACGGGCTACGCAACGATCGCGGGTTCGTTGAACGTCCGGTACTCGTTCTCGTTCAAGGGCGTCACGGCTCCGCGCTGGACAGGCGTCGCGTCGGGCGCGGGCGACGTCACGTACAGCATGTGGCTGCTGCTCATGGAGGCCACGCACTCCCAGCGAAACGGCAACCCCGACACGGTTCGCAAGCTCGTCACGCGGACCGGCGGCAACCAGTACCGCACGGCCTTCAGCCCGGTGAACCTCGCTTCGCAGCTCGCGTCGGCATGCGGCATGGCCTACAGCGCCTCGCCGCATTACTCGGCGGATGACGGCTACAGCTACAGAGTCCTCGATGTGGCGCTGCTCACCACGCACAAGTTCCCGGCGGAGGTGAACTCCATTTCCGGCTGGACATGGCAACCAACCTAAAGGAGACAATATGGAAACAATCGAAATAACAGTCTGCCCCGATAGGCTCAACTGGCCGCTGCGCCAGGTGTGGGTCGGGGCGCTATCGTCCGCCGATTTCACGGTGCGCGGCGTGCCGTCGTTCCTCGACGGCTTGCGCATCATCTTCACGGTGCCGCCGGAGGTTGGCGAAGATACCGCGCCGGTTTACGAGGCCGTGGGCACGAAGAACGCCGACGGCACGTGGCACGTGTACGCGCCGCCTTTCACCTTCCCCCGTCCCGGCGTGAACCTTGCATACAACATCCTCGCGGATGATACGAACGGCAATCCACGCTGGCTCGGCTCCGGCGTGCTCGAGGTGCGCGACTGCCCAGCCGATGGAGGCGCAACCCCGCCGCCGGTCGTGCCGCGCGATACCTATATCCGCAACCCGCTCACCGGCAAGTATCACCTGCTCACGGCATCGGTGGACGAAGACGGCAACCTCACCATCAACCTCGCAGACGAAGGGATCGACAGATGAAAAAGTTCCTGCTCATAGCTTGCGTCGCGGCCTCGCTGCCGCAGTACGCCGCGACCATGGCCTCGCAGCCGTGGGTCACGAACCGCATCGCAGAGGCGGAAGCGCGCATCGCCGCGCAGATACCCTCCGCAGACCTCACGCCCGCCACGAACTACGTGAACGATCTTGAGCGGCGCATAGCGGACGGGCTGCTGAAGGCTGGCACGGCGGGCCAGGCGGACCGGGCTTACGAGGCGGACACGGCAAGCTCCGCTGGGCGTGCGGATAGCGCTGATTTGGCGATGAACGCCATAGGGGCTGACAATGCAACATGGGCGGATCATGCTTACTATTTGGACGACGGCACACACCAGCTCACGGCGACCGATCTCATGAACGCGATACCGGACGTGAACAACCTCGCCACGAAATCGGCGCTGAACGCCGTGTCGAACGAGGCCGCGCTGGTCACGCGCCTCTTCACCAGCTCGAACGTCATCCTGGAAGTGACGAACTACAACAGCGTGGCGAACTGGCCGAAAATACGCATCCTGCAGCTGAATGAGTCGAACGAGTACATCACGGTCTGGACGGAGACGAACGGCCTCACACGGACGGCGAACGAGGCCGCCGCGTACACGGCAAGCGCCACGAACGCGCTCGCGCAGCAGTCGGCGGCGGCGTTCGCGCCAAAGGCGTGGAGCGGCGTCACCTCCGGCATGGGCGTCGAAGCCCCGGCGAACACCACGTGGCTCTCTACGCCGACCACGGTCATCGCCGGCGGCTACGAGCCGGAGAAGTGGATCACGAGCGGCGGCGCGGTGTGGCTCATCACCTCGAAGGGCGCAACATACGATTTCTCGCCTTCCACGAACAATACCGCATATCTCAACATCTCGGCATCGGACGGCACGCCGATGTTCCGCATCGAGAAAACCGACAGCTACCTGCTGCCGGTCCACGCGGATGCGGTGTCCGTGGACGGCTCCACGCTGGTGGTTGATTTCGACTTGGTGTCGAGCACGCAGCCCTACGCGCGCGTCTGCACAGATCTGACCACGCACAACTGGGCGAAAGAGGAAGACGGCATCCCGGCAGCGCTTTCCACCGTGACATGGACGCAGACCTCGAACGGCTGGCGTTGCCGCCTCTCGAACAACACCGGAGGAAACTCACTCTTCGGCTACTTCGAGTATCTGCAGGAAGGCGGAACGAAGATTATCAACGAAGCCGTGATGGACGTATCGCAGGGAATACTCTGCACTGACGGCATCCATAAGGTGCGCCCGGTGTACAACAACGGGACAATCACCTGGGAGGTGGTCCCGTGAAAGAGCTTGGGCTCGCCGTAGAGGGCGGGTTGCTTCTTGGGTGTGTGTGGGCGCTCCTTGCGATCTGTCTGGGCGTCGTGGTCGTGAATATGCTGCGCGGTTGGCGCGTATGGCGCAAGAAGCGCCACGCGGCCATAGCGAGCCTGCTGGCTGTCGCGGCCATCATCGTGGGCGGCACCAAGCCGGGCCGCGTGACGGTGAACGACCCGTACATCATCGACCGGGGCTCGTTCGTCACGAACGACTACGTGCACGTCGCAATCGAGGCGCGGTTCGACTTCATACCGAGCGACATGGAAATCCTCATCTGGTCGCGCACGGTCGGCTCGACGAACGCCACGGACTGGGTGCCGGTCGTGCGCGCCGAAGAGGGTCCCTACCAGCTGCGCGAGTTCCCGCTCGACATCCCCTTCCCGCTTGCCATCTCGAACGACTTCATGGTGGCGGCCAACTACGTCCCGCCGCCCGTCGTGCATACGAACGGAGTATGGAGCATCAAGGGCTTCATGATACCCGGCGAGGCGGGCAAGGCGGCATTTCCAAACACGCAAACAAGAAAGAAGGAGGACTGATGAAGAAGATACTCACATTCGCAGCCGTGGCGCTCGCGCTCGGCGCGTTCGCCCAGGGCGCGGCCACCATCGCCGCCACCTTGCGCGAGGACGGATCCACGAACACATGGACGCAGACTGACTTGCAAGACGCGCTCGGTCTCATGAACAGGAAGTACTGGCGCGACATGCAGAGCGACGCCGGGCGGCGTGCCTGGCACGGGCCGCGCATGGGCCAGTTCGTGCTCACCAACGGCACGCAGCTCATCCGCGTGGACGTTTACAAGGACGGCTACATCGCCACGAACACGCCAACCCGCGCCAGCTCGCGCGTGCGCGACCCGGAGGCGGCGGCAAAGGCGCGAGCCGAAGCGGAACGGCAGGCGGCTGAAGCTCGTGCCGCATGGGAAGCGGCAAACCTTCCGCCGGAGCTTGCAGCCCTGCGCGAGGCGCAGCGGCAGGCGGCGCAGACGCAGGAGGTCTCGGTGGTGGTATCGCCATGACCCGTGGCCGCCACGCCTTCGGAAGCATCCGAAGCTGGAAGCGCATGCATGGTGTAAACATTACGCAGCACCAAATCCAGACGAAGAAGGCGCAGGCGGCAATTATCAACCAATCTAAAACGGCTCGAAACACGAGAGGATATTATACCATGGATCAAGTACTCGCGGATACACTCACGGCAAACCTCAAGTCGGCCAAAACGACAGAGGAACAGACCAGCGCGCTCACGCTCGCCATGATAGCGATGGTGGACTGCCAGCGCAAGACCGCCGACCGCGTAAAGGATTTGCATGCAGCGAGGGACAAGGTGCTGTGGGTAGGCCGCGCCATCTGGGGCACGTTCGCCGGTGGCGGCTTCGCCATCCTTGCGAAGGTGCTGAAAGCCATCGGCGCTTTATGATTTATGCGGCCAGGGCCTCCGCCTCTTCTTCACATTCTCCTGGAGTCTCACAGGGTGACAGGTACAGCCGCGCCAACTTTAGAGGTAAAACCATGACAGAGGAACAAGCCAAAACCGCAATGCGCGAAATCTGGGACGCCGGCCTCTACGGTCGGGAGTTCGTGTACCGGCTCACGGCCAAGCAGGTCGCCGCCGCGTGCAACGGGATCGGGCCCGAGGAATGGCCGCAAGAGTGGCGCGACCGCCTCGACAAATGGCTCGCCACCTTCCGGCGCGCTGCGGACGTCCACGACTGCCGGTTCACGTTCGACAACGACGGGACGCGCGAGAAGTTCGACGCCGCGAACGATGAAATAGAGAAGAATTGTTTGATACTCGCCGACCAAAAATATGCATGGTACAATCCGTGGCGCTATTTTGCCCGCCGTGCCGCACACCTCATCGGGAAAGCCTGCCGCGACTTCGGCTGGCCTGCCTTCGATAAAGCTTACAAGAAACACAAACAGGAGGAAATACAATGCACAGAATGATAGCACTCGCCGCAGTCGCGGCTCTAATGCTCACCGGCTGCAAGTCGGTCACGGTGACGCGGTACGCGGAGCGCGTTTCGCTCGACGCGAACGGGAACGCAATCTGCACCAACGGCGTGCCGGTTGTGCTCGACGGCGGCTGGGAGGTGAGCTACTGGCAGCACTGGCAGCTTGTCAAGTTCGACGATATGTCGGCAGGCGTGGAGCCTGGCAAGATCTCGTTCAAGATCGGCGGCTACTATTCCGCAGCGGACTCGAACCTGGTTGCGCTGGTAAACGTGAGCCTGCAGGGCGCTGCCGAGCTCGCCGCGAAGATCGGCACGGCCATCGCTACCTGCGGAGGCTCTGCGGCGGCCGAAGGCGGTGCGGCGGCAATCGTAGGCCTTGCCAAAACTGCTTACGCAAAGTTCAAGGCCAAAGGCGGCAACGAGGCAAAGGCGGTCGTGACGTCCGCCGCTGACGGCACCGTGACGGTCACGGACGGCACCGTGGGCGTGCAGTGCAAGGACGGCACTTGCGAATACTGCCCAGACGGGCAGTGCTCGTACACGCCCACGCCATGATTTTCTGCGCGGTGTAGTGCTCCGCCGCGCCGGCCCGGGTAGTGTATCGACCCCATTGATGCGTGTTCGCCCTACGCAGAGAGGCCAAAACAGGGCGGCTTACTTTTTGCCGTCGAGCGCCTTGCGGATTTCCTCCGCAGCGCTGTGGTCGTAATGGGCGGTCATGGTCATGGTGGAGTGTCCGACCGCGCGTTGCACGTAATACGGATTGACGCCGCGTTCCATCAACCGGCTCACGAACGTGTGGCGCAGCGAATGAAAGCTGGCCACGAGGTGCTTCTTCCCGTCCGGTCCAGTCTCGTGCGTCTTTATTCCGGCCTTGGTGAAAAGCGCCGACATTTCGTCTGATATTTTGTCCGTCTTTTCGCCGTTGCGCAGTCGCGCCACGTCCGCTGGAAAGATGTAGCCCTCTTTGTCCTTCGTGCCCTTCAAGCGCTCGGCGAGGGCGGCGGCGAGGCGTTCCGAGAGCGGCGGGATCACCTTCATGCCGGTCTTGCGGGTGTCGCGCATGATGATGCGGCGCTCGAAATCGATCTCCGGCCATTTGAGCGTGACCACATCGCCCAGCCGGAGCCCCGCGTCGAGCGCCAGCAGGATGCGGAGCCGCTGGGTATCGTCGGCCACTTCGAGCAACTTGTCGCACTCCGCGTCGGTAAGCGGCCTGCGCGTGAAGGTCTGGAGCTTCGGTCGCGCAATCCTCTCCGCCGACCACGGATTGAACTCGAGGCCATACTGGACGCAGAGCGAACGCCACACGGCTGCGAGGATGTTCAAGGACTTCACCACGGTGTTCGGCGAACGGGTAGCGGCCCGGTGCAGGATGTACTCTTCCGCCACCACGCGGCTCACGTCCCTGGCGTTCGTTATTTCGGGATACCTCCGCCCGAGCCACTCCACGAACTTGTGGACGTGGACCCGGTAGGCATCGAGCGTCTGCCCCTTCCCACGGCCCCGCAGCGGAGAGGATTGCCACAGCTCGTAGAGCTGCGACACCGGGACCGAGGCGGTGCGCACCTGTTCCGTGACGTCGGAGAGCTGCGCGGACATCACCCGCACCAGCTTCCGCACGGCGGAGCGGTCCCGGAGGCCGGTGCGCGGAGCCGACAGGCGCGCGAGTTCCAGCTCCGCCTCTCTGCGGTCGCTGGTGTGAAGCGACTGCGAGACGATCTTCCCTGCGACCTTCCAGCGGGCGGTCCAGGTGTTCCCGCGCTTCACCAGATAGCCGCTTCCGTTGCTCTTGCGTCCCGGCTTGTGGTTGCGTTTACTTGTATTACCTTTCATATACTCCATGCTCCTTTTTGACACCCATTTCGCCGGAAAGGGTGCCTAATGGGTGTCAGTGGCCGCGCATTGTATCATATCCGGCAATATCCTGCAATAAAAAAAGAGCCGCTTTTAAGCGGCTCTCCTAATGGCGGAGAGGGAGGGATTCGAACCCCCGGTCCCTTGCGGGACAACGGTTTTCAAGAGCGGGTGGGGGTGTGTGGTTTACCGCGAAAAGGGCTTATTTTGCGGCTTGCGTTTACTTCCATTTACTCTTGCGCCGTGGCGTTTCCGCTTCAAAGGGTGTCAAATGGGTGTCAGCGGCGGGCTGCGCCCAGGGCGGCGGCGATCTGGCGGAGATGATACTCTGTCGCCTTGTTCGAGCGCTTCTGCTCTTCAAGCAGCTCGCGCAAGATCGAGCGGATGGCGCTCACGATGAACGGCAACAGCATGAACATCACGGACACCACGATGCCCAGGATTGTCAGAACGAGTTGTATTGTATCCATAGCTTCTCCTTTTTTGCGAACATTCTACCATACCGCGCCGCACTTTTTAACGGCGAAGTTCACCCGCGCCTAACTTCTCCCATACGAAAGCCCTATAAAAGCCATATATAACGCACTCTTAAAAAAGTGTAGAAAAATTATTCCGACCCTCTTGCAAAATGTGCCCACATCAGATATAATACGCGGTGTTTTCTTTGAGGCTACCAGGCGCACGGTGCGTCTGTGCCGAGAAGATGCAACCGAAAAAGGATACAAAAAAGATGAAGACGTACAGAGAAGTGATCGAGGCGAGCGGCGGCGAGCCGGTCGAGTTCAAGGTGGCCGTTCCTACGAAGGGCGAGCGTAAAACCGACAGCGAGGGCGAGCCGTACTTCACGGACGGCGACGGCACGCTCACGGCGAGCTGCTGGACGGACGATCCTGACGTGATGGACTCCCCGGCGGTGTTCGACATTGACGCGAACTGGCAGCTTGATGGAGGCATTGGGCGCTATGACAATATGCACGATGAGCTGATGCCGCAGATTGACGACCTTGCAGCGCAGATCAAGGCGAAGTTCGGCGGCGATTGGCGCTATGATGCCGCCGACGGGATGTTCTACCAGGCAGAGGCGTGAAAGGAGCAAACAGATGGCAAAGAAAAAGAAAGATACGCGGAACGGCAAGCACGCGCCGGGCAAGGTGGCCCTGAAGGCCTACGTGACGAAGTGGCGCAAGGCTGTCATCACCGTGACCGCCTCCGTCGCAGACCTAACCATGACCGACATCCTCTGGAGCGGCGTGGAGACAATCGCCAAGACTCGCGGCATACTTGACGCCGATGGCAATGTCACGAAGGAGTACGCGGCGCGAGTAGCAATCGCCGAAGCGCTGATCGATCAGACGGGGGTGGACAAATGAGAAGCCTCACCCGTTCCAAGAAGTATGTCAAGCTGCCCATGGTCGATGTCGCCAAGATGGCCGCCGTGGAGCAGGTAAGCCCGGAGATGGTCGTGTCAAGCCTTCTCTCGGTTCTTTTGGCCCGTAAGGTGTGGGCACATTTTGAGGCCGAGAAGTCAAGCCTGTCTGTGGCCGTTTTTTCATATACCGCGAATGTGCCCACACCAAAGGAGGCCAAGCAATGAAGACGGCGGCATGAATGCCGCCGCACAAAACGAAGGAACACACAATGAAGACGGCGGCATGAATGCCGCCGCACAAAACGAAAGGAGATTGTCATGGGCTATAAAGGTACGGTAGAAGAGGTGATTGCGCAGTTCTGTGCAGAGACTGGCTGGGGTTTCCACGGGGAAACAACGGCGATGCGTTTCAAGAAGGAGATCGAATGGTTCAGGGGGATGGTCAAAGAGTATGCGGATTTCTTCGGCAAGACGCAAGATGAAATGGTTGCCGAGCTTGAAGAAAAGCGTAGCTATTCGTGGCCTAACTACTATCAACCGGTAAACTTCCCTTCATTGGAAGGTATAAAGAGCAATCCGTATTTCGTTGGGCTGTTTGCAACAGAAGCGGATTTCGCTAATCATGCGAGAGCGAATTGGATTGGATTCAAGTGCCCGAAGTGTGGAAACATCGGAAGCGATCCAGAACGGTGTGAGCATCGTAAGGAGAACGACGGGATATGTGATTGGTGCGCTGGTGGGTTGTTTACGAGCGAATGGTTCATCATTGTGCCGTCAATCTCTTACGCGCGGATTCCGATCTTTCAGCCGGTAAAAAAGACTGCCTGATTGCCGCCGCACAAAACGAAAGGTGAAAGGCGGGAACACGATGAAGACGATCAAGAGCTTGATGGTTGCGGCGGTGGCGGTGGGGGCCATTGTCGCGGCGGCTGACGCGTGGGGCGCGATCGGCTGGGTGCTGGCTTGCGCGGCTGTTTGGCTTGCCGCCGCCGAGAACGGCGGCGCACAGGACACGAGAACGGCGGCGCGCAGGACAAAAGGAGCATGAAATGATGAACGGAAGCGGAGAGGCGTATATCTGCATACCGCTGAAGCCGGCTGTGAAGAAGGCTTTGCAGGAGCGTGCAGACCGTGAGGGCCGCGCAATGATGCGCGAGGCCGCAAGGATCATCGAACAGGCGGTGGTGCAGGATCCTGCGCCAGTCTCCGAGGCCCAGGCATGACCATCGAGGACAAAACCTTCCTGCTCGGCATTTGCCAGATGCCGCGCCTCGGCTTGAGCGCGCAGCAGGTTGCAGACATCGAGCGGATTATCGACGGCGCGCCGGCGGCGCTGCCCCGGCAAGCCGTCACCTACTGGGAGGCCGCGCAGATGCTCGGCTTCACGTCGAAGAACAGCAACAAGACGATGATGAAGTTCGTGCGCGAGGGTCGGCTGGTCAAGGCCGGAGCCGGGCGCGTGACGCTTGAGAGCGTCCAGAACTTCGGGAGGGTGGCGTGATGGAGTTTATCTACATCGCCGGGCCGATGCGCGGCAAGGATGACTGGAACCGCGAAGCGTTCGCGCGTGCGTCGGAGAGGCTGTCCGGCAAGGGATGGGCGGTTTACGATCCGGTCGAAATCAGCGAGATGTACGGGACGCCCGAGGAAATCGAGCTCGACCCGGAGCTGCTGCAGCAGGTCATGAAGGTGGAGCTTGCGTTCGTGGCGAAGTCCGACGCCATCTACCTGCTCGAAGGGTGGGAGAAGTCGGTCGGGGCGAAGCGCGAGCTCATGGTGGCGCTTGGCTGCGGGCTGAAGGTAATCCTGGAGGGCGAGGAATGAAAGAACCGACGAAGAGCGAGCTGCGCGAGAGGATTGCGCGGCAGGCGAAGACGATAGCGCGCCTGCAGGAGGAAATCGAGCGCCGCAAGAAGCCGCACTTCTTCCCGGAGGAAGCGAGGCGCGCGCTTGCGGACCAGGATGCGGCCATAACCTCGCAGCGGCAGCAGATGGGGAAGATACAGCGGCAGGCGGACGAATACCGGCTGGCGCTGAAGGCAGTGGTGAACGGAGCGGCGGCGCTGATAGCCGTCGTTGAAGAGGCGAAGAAGGTGCTCGAAGATGAAGGCGCTGTATAAAGTCATCTTGCAAGAGGTCACGATCTGGCCGGACGGCTCGCGCCAGCGGGTGCAGGTTGGGCCGGTGGAGTGGGTGCGCGCGGCGAGCGTGCGCCAGGCGGAGTCGCTTGTGCGACGGCGGCGGCATGCAGCGCGGCGCGGGTGCGACGTGCGGAGCGATGGATCCGAGCGGTGGCTGGACGCGGTTGTAGCGGAGGCGGGCGAGTGAGCATCGATGACTTTCTCGGCAAGCTCGAAGGCGTGAGCGCTTCGGGGAGCGACAGCTGGACGGCGCGGTGCCCTGCGCACGGCGACAGCACGCCGTCGCTATCGGTTGCCGTGAAGGACGGCAGGATCCTCGTGCACTGCCACGCCGGGTGTGCGGCGGCGGACATTGTGTCGGCGATGGGGCTGAAGATGTCGAACCTGTTCCTGGACGAAAAAGCGCCGAAGGAAAAGAAGCCGCGCAAGGAGCGGAGCGATGGCGGCAAGGCGGAGCGGGCGGCGCTTGGCAAGAAGCAGCGCAAGCCGGACGACCGCAAGTGGGTCTGCGACTACGTGTACACCGACGAAAAAGGCACGGTGCTGTACAAGGCGTCGAGGTACGTGCACGCAGACGGGCGCAAGGACTTCGTGATGATGCGGCCCGACCCGGGCAACAAGTTCGGGTGGAGCTTCGGGCTCAAGGCGGGCGGCGTGCCGCGCGTGCCGTACCGGCTGCCGAACATTGTCAAGGCGGCGGCGGCGCATAGGCAGGTGATTGTAGTCGAGGGCGAGAAGGACGTCCACAGCGTCGAGAAGGCGCTCGGCATGGCGGCGACGTGCAACGTGGGCGGAGCGCTGAAGTGGGGCGTGGAGTGGCCGGCGGACTGGGGCAAGTGGTTCGACGGCGTGAGCGGCGTGCTGATCATCGCCGATAACGACCCGAAAACAAAGACCGACGAAAAAGGGAAAGAGCACCCGCACTGGCGTGGGCAGAAGCATGCCTGGGACGTGCAGAGGCAGTTGCGCGAGGCTGGGTATGCCGGAGCGATCAAGCTGATGGTGATGCCGCAGGTGGACGGCGCGAAGCACGTGAAGGACTTCACGGACTGGGTGGAAGCGCGCCAGCAGGTGGGGCTTGCGGCGGACAGGGCGGCGTTCGAGGAAGCGCTGCGTGGCGCGGGCGAATGGCCGGAGGAATGGAAGTTCGACGCGGAGACGCTCGCAGACGCGGCGTCGGAGAAGGTGCGCGAAGGCGGTGCGCCGGCGCGGGCGGTCTATGTAGAGGCGAATGGCGGGAGGTTTGGCGAGGAGCGCCCTCCCCGCTCCCCTTCCGGGGCTCGGGTATATTCAGTGGATTTCAGAACCGGTGGCGTGGTGAACTGCCCCATCGAGATGTCGCGCGATGAGTTCCTGCGCATCTGGGATGAGACCGTAGCCGGGAAGACGGTGCACCACGAGGACTGGGTGCGCGAACCGCTTGCCACGATGATCTGGCACGCAGGGCACATGGCGCAGGCGTGCCTGCATAAGGACGAAGGGTCGCTCAACTCGTCGAAGCGCAGCGACCTCGCGGCGCTGGTGGCGTTGCTGTGGCTGCGGTCCAGGGGGAAGTTCTTCTGGGACGAGAACGCGCGCGGGTTCGAGACTTCGCTATACTTCGATGAGCGGACGGGCGTGCTGATGCGCGTGCGGTCTGATGAGTTCGCGGCGTTCTTGAGCACGGCGAGCGAGGTGAACCGTGAGACGCCGACCTTCCGTCGGATGATGGCGCTTGTTGATGATGCAGCACTCGACCCGCAGGTGTCGCGCGGCGTGCTGCCGTCCAGCATGTGGGACCGGCGAGGGAACACGGTGTACGTGTCGAACGGAGATGCGGAGATGTACCGCATTGCCGGCGGCGCGGTCGAGAAGGTGCAGAACGGCACGGACGGCGTGGTGTTCATGCGAGGCAAGACGCTCGCGCCGTTCGAGGTGGTGGACGGCGATGGCGTGGATCCGTTTGCGAACGCGAAGATATTCACCGGGGCGAGCTGGGCAGAGAAGGACGTCGGGCCGATGAACGTGCGGCTCTGGGTGCTGAACCTTTTTGCGTGCCACCAGACGAAGCCTATCATGCTTATAACGGGCCTCGCGCAGTCCGGCAAGACGCGCATGGCGAAAGCCATAAAGGAGATGCTTGGGGTGCGGCAAGACGGGCGGCTCGATCTGGCGGTCCAGCAGGTGGAAGACGGCGACAAGGGGCTCGACGCCTTCTGGGCGGCTGTGAACGACGGGAAGCTCGAAGTCTTTGATAACCTCGACACCAAGATCAAGTGGGTATCCGATGCGCTGCAGAACGTCGCAACGGACGGACAGACGAAGCGGCGCACGCTCTACACCACGTTCGGCGTGAGTACGCTGCGCGCGAACGCGAATATCATCCTCACGTCGAACAATCCGATGTTCTCGACCGAGGGCGGCGGCGGCATGGCTGACCGCATCATCACGATCAACCTGGACATGAACAGGTCGGTGGCGATGGATACGGAGCTGTCCGAGGATATTGCCGAGCACCGGGACGAGTTCCTCACGTGGATCTTGCGCACGGTGGCGAAGGCAATGCAGGACACGAAGCCGGTCGAGGGTAATATCAATAGGCGGCACCCGGACTATGGTATCTTCTCGGTGCGGTGCGGGCGTGCGTTTGGTGACGAAGACGGCGTGGTGCGCGCGCTTGAAAGCGCGGAGCTCACAAAGTCCCTCCTTCCCCTCCGAAATGATTTCATATGCAAAGAGGTTTTGTTAGCCCTGGCCCGGCATGGCAATCAGTGGAAGTTCACAGCCGGGGATATGTCCCTCGACATACTGAACCACCTGGCGGATGAGCCGGACGAAAAGACCAAGGCGGCGTTCGGCGCCCGCCGGGTCGGCAAGGCGATAGCCCGGTTCAAGCGCCAGTTCGCTGCGCTGTACCAGATGGCGGAGCCGCGTCTGCTTGAAGGCAAGACGCTCTATGAAGTGTTCGGTCTCACCCGGGCGGCCATGGTGCTCGGCGGTGGTATGGTGGATTTGGAAGGCGGTTTCGGCAAAACCTCTGCACACCCGCCCGTACGTACGGACTTTTCCCAAAACGCGGGTGCAAATCCACCGTACCCACCGGCGCAGGATGATGCACGCGCGCGCGCAGATGTGTCTTCCTCTTCGCACGGAGAAGAGGAAGATATAGAAATAGGAGAATATGATGATCTCTCTTTCTGAAAGGCAGGCAGCGGAGGCAGTCGTTCGGGCTGTCCAGGCGGAAGGTGGCTACATGTTCCACGAACGGGATCAGCATGGAGGATGGCGGCATGGCTTCGAGCGCCTGCTG